ACATCTAATACTGGTTAATCCGCACTGTATGGCAACTTTTTTATTATCTAACTCTTTACTCGACAATAACCACAAAATACCAATAGAATTTATATAGCTTGCAGCAGTTGCACCAAAAATACAGAATGGTTTACCATCAACCAAAGCTGTCATTGTAATGACAGATATTTGAAAACTTAATTGTAATGCTTCATCAGGCTCTAACCCCATAGCTCTACATTCATATTGGTCTATAGGTCGTAGATTATCTTTTAAGAAATCAACGTGTTTTTGTGTTGTAGCTTTTATAGTTATCATGTTTTGCCTGCTGTTACTTTTGTTATTATAGATAAAACTGTAATTGGTACTGGATCTGTATTCCTTATATATATATGTCCTGTCCCAAACTTGCCTTGATTAATGTATTGTTCTTTGTCCCCAGTAAAAAGCCTAGTAGGTTTACCATATTTTTCGTCTGTTCTAAAACGGATTTCATCAAGTCTATCGGCATCTCCACCAACTTTACAAACCCTGGTATCTTTAAATCTAATTACAGTTGAATTAACTTGTCTTATTTTATCTTGTATAGTTCCAGCACCAGGGGGAAGTTCTAACTCCAATGTCTCAAGGTTGGAAGTATAACTCAAACCTATGTGAACTCTTGAGGCTCTTGTAGTCAAAGTTATAGCTCCATTTGTAACTGTCTTATTGGGTATTACTGAGCCATCTGCAAATATAGACACTGTTTTACCCTCTAAGTGATCTATATTTGATACAGAAGTAATTGCTTTTCTGGCTTTTCCATTTTCGATATATGCTGCATAAGCAGTGCCATCAATATTTACATCATATTCATCTGTTAATTCAAAGGTGTTAGTTGCTTTGTTTATGATTTTAAATCTAATATCATTAAGCTCTGTCATCCCCTCAATGTTTGTAATATCAATATAATCACCATTAGAGAATCCATGAGATGCAGCAGTTACCACTACTGGATTTGCTGCTGTAGCTGCTGTTATGGTTTTAGGATCGTCATAAGTTAAACCACAATCTATAAAGTAAGAGTTTTCTACTTCGTTATCGGGTATTCTTTCTTGAAACTTTTCTACATATCTGCGTGTGACTCCGTTTATAACTCGTTTTACTATCAGCCACGTTTCGTTTTTATTATCGGAATTAGTTATAGTTGTTATAGACTCAAATTTTCCATCTGTATCGTGTCTGTGCCAGCCCCAAACTTTATGCTCCTTAAAAAAAGTTAGTCCCAATAAGCTACCATCTGACATCACACACCATATAATACTGTCAGGCTCTTGCTGGTAACTCCATTGTATTATATTTTTACCATCAAATAAATTAGTTGCCATAATTGATAAGTCATTGCCAATATATCCATCGACTTCTAAATTATATGCTATGTCGTGAACAGTCTTTAAATCATTCTCGATAAATAACAAAGCATTACCGATAACTACTGGCTGAGTATTAGAAACTCCCCAGTGTGATTGTATTTTTATACTTATACTACTAGGTGTAATAGCATCAGCTTGACTACCTGAACTCATAGCCCATTCGCTACCACTTGTCCCTACCAATAAAACAGACAAAGGCATCATCCAGCGTATCTCATTGACCTGTCTAGCATTAATCGTAAATTCGTAGCTATCATCTGCTTTTAGCGGTCTTGATATATTCATACTATCAAAGCTGCCTGTTACAGATCCCCAAACAGTTTGAGGATTGTTATTAGTTCTACCGTAAACTAAACGCTGCTCATAAAACATTGAACAACCCGGATAATTGCCTGCACTCTCAAATGGTAAGTTCTCTATAGGTGGTTGCTTATTCTCATCAGGAACTATAGTTGCTGCAGGTTCTGTAAAAGTTGTCCCGGTTGCTTCGCCTATCCAACCATATATACCACCGGCTGAGTCTGTTTCCTTGTATACATTGTAATACTCTGCATCTGTTACAGCAGACCACGTGAAAGCATTTGTTGCTGCACCTTCTTCCGTAGCACTACCTAAAGACTCCTCAGACGTCGTTTCTGATATTGCAGTAACTTTATAGTTTGTTCCTGTACCTGCACAAGCCAATCCTGTAGGAGCATCTATACTGGCTGTAAAATCGACATCTGCTATAGTCCATGCTGTATGTCCTGTCCTTGTTATTTTTCTAGGTGGATAACTTGGGTGCGTTATATATAGCGTATCTGCTGACTGTGTTATTTTAAGTAAAGATAAATCTGCTGTTATATAAGTCGTGGTAAGTTCATAAACCTTTACAGATACACCAGCACTAGAATATGCCGTATACCCTGTACCATCTATATTATTGTCATCTACGTCTGTAAGCTCAAAGGTGTGAGTTGATTTATTAGCTACTTTAAAAGTTTTGCCGTTTAATTCAGTCATGCCAACAACTTCTGATATCACAATCCAATCACCATCAGAATATCCGTGAGAAGAAGCTGTTATCACAACAGGGTCTGCTTGTGTTGCTCCTGATATAACGACATCTGTCTCAGTAACTCTACCACCATCTTTATAAATTCGCATATAAAGATCACCAAACTCAAGTACATAACTCTGAACGACTGAAAATTGAAAAGGTATTAATCTTGTAACCGCTGAGGAGTCTTTTACTTCACCAATAAATTTAGATCCACCTCTATTGGAAGTACCACCGTGAGGATGAATAATAAAGTTTTGCATTTCCTTTACAGCCGTACTATATTTTGCTATGTCATAACGACCATATAAACTTGGTGACCAAATACCACCAGCAAAACTATTTTTAATTAAAGAAAAGGGCTCAGACATTATTAATACCTCGCATTAAGAAAGGTATTAACGTTTTGAGGCACTTCATACCCTTCATTGCAATTATTTGATCGTGCTTGTCCAGCCTTCATTAAGTATACTTGAAATAACTGCTGTTGCAGGTTCATATCGCCCTTTAAAGGTAAAGCTAATTCACTAGCCAATCTATAAGATAAAGCATCTACAAACTCACTATCAAACATATTAGTATCTGTGACTTTACCTGTATAGATAAGCATTGCATCTTCTTTATTCGTGATAATAACCTTGCTTGATAAAGTGCTATTACTTATTATTTTAAATTCTATCTTATTTCCGGGAGCTTGATAGTCAGGATAATATATACTATCTCTGTTAATGTTGTTATTATAATCGTTATAAATTCTTATAGCATTTAGGCAGTCGGTAGGATATTGATAGGCATAAACCCAGCCTAAATATGTATCTACCAATAATGCAAGGCTCAAGTTCTTAGTGGCAAAATTCCATACACTATCTCTTAATACTGAATCTCTCGCATTTTTATATAATGTATTGCATTCCCTAGCTTCTTTACTTGAAGTATCACTCAAGGAAGTAATCGGATAACCTCCTACATGTGATAGAGCTAGGTTACATATCTGTACTTCGGTAGACATTTAAAATTCTCACTCTCTAATGTTAATTTATTATTTACATTAATGAAAGCGTTAAAAAAAAGAGGAAATATAAAATAAATTATACTCCCTCTCGTAATATTGCTTTAGGTATTGTTTAACCGTTTGTCTGCTTTGCCAGTACTAATCCAGCAGTAATTTTACCGGCTGTAAAGTTGCCTGATCCTGCAACTGTAAAGTTCATGTCAAGATATCTAGCAGCATGTACAGGAATAAATCCTAGACTAAACTGATATCCTGCTACAAGTGTAGCTTCTGCTATTGCGGCAGTCTGGTGTAATACTACGCTACTACCATCCATGGGCAAAGCCTCGTCTGTAGCAAGAGCAACTACCAAAGTACCATCATCTGCTCCTGAATCAAAATCAGCAGTAACCTGACAAAGTACTTCTACCGTATTTTCAGGTGTTCCTATAGCAGCCTTTGCTGCTACTACCCCCATATCCACGTTATTGGTGGAACGAGCAGTTGCCGTAATAGCCTGATCGTCACTAAAGAGAGTTTGTGTATCTATAATCATAATATAATTTCCTTTTTTAAATAGGGGCAAAAATGCCCCATTAATTAGCTTATTGTTGCTTCTGTTGCTGAAAGAGCATCAACTGTTTTTACTGGTATTCCGTCAAAACTAACTACATGTTTACCACCAGCAGTGTCAAGCGTTAAATTTACATTGGATTTATTTGATATTTGTCGTCTCAAGAATGATTTTATTGTTCTATCAGCATAAAATACAGGTCTACCCATTCCCATTGTCGGGAGAGTTTCAATAGCCTGACTCATTAAATCAACTAAATCCGCTCCCGTTGATCCTGTTTTTGTTAAGGCTGAATGGTCAATATTGCAAATTCTCACAACATATCGCCAATTTCTCAAAGTCAACCCGATATCCCACTTGTAATGTGTTCTATAACCTTCATATAGACCACCTGCAGCATCTGTCAAAGTTTCTTGTCCTTTGTCTTCCATTTGTAGTCCAGCTATTTTTCCTTTAGGAAATAAACCATGGATTGTATTAGGACCCCAAACTACCAACCAAACAGAATGATTGGCATCACCTGATCCACCGCCAAGTATAATATTTTCTCCGTTAGCTGCACCACTTTTGGTGTTATAACGTGGAGCTAAACCCATAAACTTCTCGGGATCAGTGCCAGTATCGCCATAAATAAGTGCAGTTGCCATTGATTGACTAAGTCCTTCAAGAAAACCCATACTTTCTGAAAGTTTAAATCCTGCAAGGTCACCGCTTAAATCTGCGAGGGCTTTATCACAAACAGAGTAAGTTTCTAAACTTCCCAACGTGTCAGTAACTGGAACAGTTCTTGTTTTCTCCGGTTGAACACCATAATTTAAGCGCCTCCACGTACCTGACGGAAGTCCTGATCTAATAGTGGTTTTGTGTGATGTAGCTCCATTACTTTCAATAAAGGTCATGTCATCAAGTATTTCATTTGTCAAACTTAAAATTTCTACGATTTTTGCAATCTTACCATCAGGGTCTCTTCTTGACGCCCAGTCTGCTAAATTTGGATTTGTTGTCCCTACTGTTGCCATAATTATGCCTCTTTCGTTATCGTTTATTATTAACTATTTTTACCGAACATTATTTCAGCCATTGATAAATCTTTGTTATTTACTGCTTGTCCATCAACTGATTTATCTTCACCATATTTTTTATCTAAACCAGCAAAATGCTTTATCATTGCAGGATGATGTTCATACCCTGATTGAATAAGTAACTCTTTTAATTCAGGTGTTCCATGCGTAGCCATTGATCTTTTGTATCGGCTAATAGTATCAGGTAAATTAATACCTCCGAACTCTGCATCATTTTTTATTTCTTTATTCCACCCTGTAAAAACATTCTGCCATTGTTGCTTTTGTTGGTCTAATGATTGAGATTGATTTTTTATTGCAATATCAACTAATTTTTGAGCTTGTTCTTGTGTTAAATTTAACTCTTTTGCTGTTTCATTAAAACTACCCAAAATCTCATCATTAAAAGTTACACCTTCGGGAGCCGTATAATCTTCGTATGCCTCCGGAGCATCTTCATTACTTGTTTCTTCGTTATTATTTTTATCGTTATTATCTTCTGATTGACTCTCTTGAGTATTGTTACCTCCATCATCTAAAAGAGAATTAACGTTATCATCCTGTTTTTCTGTGTTTGTTGGAGTTCCTGTTGTCGACTCTTTGCTTGTGTTATCAGTTACATTGTCGATTGCTTGATCTGCCATTTTATGCCTCTTTGTGTTGATATTCCGTTATGTTATTTATTTGCGTTAAAATCTTCTTTATCGAGTATTAGCAATTTAGGTAATACCTCAGGGAGTGTTTCCGTTATTTCACCAAAATACTTCAATGCAAAATTTCTGTGTCCCTCGTTATAAAAAGTTTTCGAATTGCCTGTAAATGTAGTAGTGAATACAAATCCCTCACGAAAAAATCTCTTAAAAAACCTTATTCCCTGCGGTGTTTCTAAGATAAATTTTAGATCATTTTTATTTTGCTCAAGCTCTAATCTTAACTCTTCCGCCCTGTCTTTAAGTTCTTGTTCGTCACTAGTCATAATTATTAACCTGGATTATAATACGCTACAATGCCTGTTGCATCTGTACCTGTTGCATACACCCTGGACACTTGTAGTGGCAATACTCCGACAGGCACTACCGGAAAAGTAACTGTGTCGCCATTAGCAGTGTCAACCTTTAATGTTCCCGATACACTAATATGAAGAGAAGCTGTATACTTTAAAGACTCTCCCCCTATTATTACCGCCGCTAAATCGTTTGTATCATGCGGTGTTACCGCTACAGCCGTAGCAGCTGGATTTGTTAAATGTGTTCCCATAGTTTTCATTCTCCTAACATAATTATTAATTCTTCTATATTTTTAGAGTCGAGTTCTTCCTGTTTTATAAAGTTGGCCTCTATAAGATCTTCTTTAAAAGTGACTGTAGCTTCATAGAAAGCCTCAAAATCTAATTTGGTGAGAGATACACCTTTAGCTACTTTTTTAGGGTAGGTAATTTTATCTTTTTTTGAACTTCCACCCAGTAAATTAAGCTGTGTATTAACTGTTATTGGTATCTTTTTACCATTTATTTCAATACCTTCAATAACTTTTTGATCCATCTCTGCATCATATCTTGAACATAAATCAGATATAACAAGGTCTTTTTTATCAGGATTGCCTATATATGCTCCATCTACATACACCTGATATCTTGGATAAACTGCCACATCCTTAGTGTACAAAGAGCTCACATATCCAGGAGCTTCTATCTTTTTACTTTTTGTAGGATCTGTTTTTAGATATATCCTCACACCTCGATCATCTGGTAATGTAGTCAAACTACCATTTACTATGTCAACTACACAAACTCTACCTGATACGACAACCGTAGGAACTATATTAGTCTCATCGTGCGATATCTCTTTAGATGCTTGTCGTCTATCCCCAGTATAAAAATACTTGCTGCCTGACATTAGTTTAATTTTGTAAAAATATTTCTGCATAAACTTTCTCCTTTTAT